CATTTGCCGTATTTGCGACAATGTTGGTAATTGCCGCCGCCTTGTATTTAGTATCGGCTTTTTCCATTGCCACTATTGCCGCTATTGCCACCGCTTCAATACCATCTTGTTTTTCAAGTTGTCCCTTCATAATTTCCGTGACACTTGTGGTTGTAATCTCCTTCGACGCTTCAACCTGATATTCCTTTGGTCTTGGACTATCAACACCGAATAAATCAGACAATATACAGCCGCCACCAAAGAACATTACGAACATACTGCAAACCATTAAACTAATAAACTTTTTCATCTTACAATCCTCGCTTGTCTAAAAGCTGTAAAAATAATAAAGACAAGGGGCAACAGACTCTATTTAAAAACGGGGTGTCTTTTATTTTTCGTCCATTGTTTATCCCTTGCCATGTTTCTTAATCCCGTGTATCGCAATAACAATCGTTTTTATTTTTAGATTTGGTTTCATATCAATTTAATTCCCTTCGAGTCTTTGACATGTGAACGGCAATATTATTAGTAATTGGGGTTACCACCGCCACTATTTCATCGGGTGTGCCATCTATTTTTGAGCCAAGCCTAATTGCATTCTCTGCTTCAAGGCTTATTGGTGCAACAGTAGAAAAATACCCTCCATCTATCTGTGTGCCATTAGTAATTGTATTTTCTGCCGCACCCGTAGCAATTTGAACAGCACTATTTGTTTGGTCTACATACGTAAACGTACCAGCAATGTTGGGATTTAAAACTAAATCCCAATGCGCCTGATCGTTTTGAGTCGTAGCCAGTGCCGATATTGCCTCTATCAATACCGAGATACCCAACTGCGTGGCTTTAAGACGCATCCCTAATACCGCATAAGTTGTTCCCACTGACAACCCCGTTATTGCGCCCGAATCGTTATGCCTTAAAGCCCCTAATTTTTGTGTACCGCCCTCCGATATAATGGTTGAACAGGCATGTACCATCTCACTTGCCACGCCAGTACCATCATTTTCAATGCTAAACCTTAAAGGTAAATTTGGTGACGACATATAAGGCACTTGAATCCCTGCATCAGTAACCATTGAATTATAAACATATAACTCGCCATTTGCCTTTGTCCAGAAAAGAACTACGTCTACCCCTAGCCATCCGTAAGTAATACCGAAAATGCGTTCCTCTGATAATAAATCTAAGTTTAGCCCCGACCTACCACTTCCATCCATCGGGTCATCCCAATCGGCTCTGTCTTGTGTATTATTGACAACACTACCACTTGTTTTCGTTCTAATAAGAGACTTGATAGTTCCCTCGTCATAAAAAAGTGCCAACCCATTATCATCGTTTAACTGTCCTATATATGACTTTATTCCCGAACCGCCACCTAATGAAATCAACACCCCTGTCTGGATAACATGCTGAATCTTCGCGGGTTGGTAATTATGCCACATGTATGTCTGACGTACCCTGACCCCCGCAGTATTTAACGCAACCCCTAACGTACTACATGCCTTATTTACAGAATGAACACTCGTTGTACTTCCACCCGAAACCTCTTGATCGTCCCAAAAAAGAGGGTTATTATCAACAATCTGCTTTGTATCAAATATCGTTTCGGGTGGATCATTCCCTGTACCCATAAAATTAGAATGACGCAACCGACCCTTTGAATCAACCAAAGACTGTGAATCTTGGACTTCGAGTGGATTGCTAACAATCCCTGTCTGTTCAGAATTTTCATCGGCAAGAAAAGCCGCAACAGCTAATGTTAATTTGTTTAAAATAACACCCATGATTTTATTTTATGCAAATCCAAATTTAACAGAACACTCAAATTCAGCACCATTCAATATCTGACCTTTTGTGTTCGGGTCATAGTTGTAATGGATTGTCAAGGATTGACCTTGCTTTAACATTATTTTTCCAACGCCTGCTTTTGACTCACCCAAACCTACGTGAAATGATTTGATATGCTCACCACCAGTAAGACCTACAAGACCAGTGCCTTCACCGTTCCAAACCCAACACGCCGCATTTGCAAACATATTACCGCTACCAACTTTGGCTGGATTATGGAATATACCGTCTTGTATTCTCTCAACATCTTCATCGTTATCAGTAGTTTCAAGGAACATGTCTTTAATCAATGAAATAACTGGACGCTGTATATCCGAACTAATCAATATCTTGCCTATGGTCATTATACGTTCGTCATTATTCCTGATATGAAGAACAGGCGCATCAAAAGCCCTTATATTGTACATGCCTACCTCTGCCGACGTACTGGCAACAAACGTATCACTCGGCATTTTGAAATCAAGCGTTTCCTGATTAAATATTTCAAGTGTATTTTTAATTGGCTGTGTGCCTCCGAATCCAACACCACGTACTGCACTCGGATTGGTATTGCCTTTGGAATTTACATTGTCTGCACGAATAGCGGCTTCCTGATCTGAAAAGTCTGATACCTGTGGTTTTTCTTCCTCTGCTTCAATTATCGTTACTGGCACAAGTACAGTTCTGCAATTGAAATGGAACGGCGGACTCTCCACGTCTGCCTTCTTGAATGTCTTACCATCCATACCCAAACAGAATTCAGTTGTTCGCCCGTCTATGATTGCAGATATTTGTACAAATGGAACGAATTCGTCAACATCTGGGTCATCATATAAAGCGTCACGCCCTCTATTAGCCGCTGTATTTGAATTAGTGCGGATGATTGTTTTGATACGATTCGGGTCACGTAAGTTTTCACTTATTGCGCCTTCATCAATATACTGTGCAAACAAATTATCAAGATTCTTGAATGCGGTTTTCTGGTCGCCACTCTCAATGGCATCAAACATAATCTGCTTTGATTTGTTTAATACGTTTGCAGACTCCACGCCTGATATGGCAAATGCGGTGTCATCGTAGAATGCCAACTCTTTGGCTTTGCCCAATGTGATAACTTTCTTCTTGCCGTTTTCTTCAATAACACGTGCTATACGCTTTGCATTGAAAAACGTCAACGACTGTGCTATTGGCATTGGCTTCCACGGGTCGAACTCTGGTGTCATCTCAAATTCAATTACACTTTCATGTGAAAACTGTATTGGCTTCGGGATTGGTTTCGCTTCTGTCTCAAACGGCTCGCCTGCACGTTTCAATACATCGGTGTCCCTAAACTTCATGTCAAGGTGTATTTTTACCAGCCAGTTTTTCAGAGTGTTTTTGAAATCACCTATATCACGCAAAAACATTTTATTTATTGCTCTGCGATTATCATTCTTAAATATTAATTCTGCCTGTCTGAATATTTGTTTCTTCCACTTCTTAGTGACACGTTCCAAATCAGCCTGCATAAAGTCCTCGTATGAAGTCATTATGTCGGCAAGCTCTTTTGGTTGTATCTTTTCCTCAAACACATTAGGCTGTCGTCTTAATTCATCATCTTCAAATACCTCTTGAAAATGCTGGCATCCGAATGGCGTTGATTTATCAATATCTTCTTTTTTGGCATCAGTATCTTTAATATCTTGTTTGCCTGTTTCTTCATTACCGTCTGCATCTGGAATTATGTTTTGAGCCTCCGTTTTCTTTGCATCTACCAGTGCCTTTTGGTCTGCTTTCTCTTTTTCTTCCCTCTCTTTTTTCTCAGCTTCCATCTTTGCCTTAATCACTGGGTCAAGGTCTGGAATATTCGTGAAATCTCTTATCCATTCTTCCTCTGGATGTACCACTTCCGCCTTAATGAGAATGTCAATAATCTTAGATTTCATTTCAACATTTTCTTCTGATATGGAATTGAACTTGAAATGTGGCAACAACTCGGTTGGCACAGTACCGTAATTCATAGTAATCAAAGGCTTAATTATCTGGTCGTCCATAACAACATCCTCAATCTCATAACCCATTTCGTCAAGGATTAAAACGAATAAGGAAAACCGTTGTTTTGATAATGCGAAACTACCACCCTTTTCACCACCCTGTGTTGCCATGTCTGGACATAGCAAGCCCCTTGCAATCTTTAGGTCATATAATGCTATTGCCTCACCGTATGTTGGCTTACCTGTTCTGGTCGCTTCAAGCAAATCAATCTTTACTTCCTCTGGTACTCTGAAACCTGACTTCGCCTGATAATTGGTCAACATGTCGTCAATTACACCAAGCACCGCTTGATCTTGTCCGACACTATCTGGATATGTTGCAACAATGGCAGGCATACCAAAGCGTTCAAGGAAAATATTATAGAACTTCATCACAAAATTCTTTGACCACCAGACCTTCCATACTGGTCTTAAATCTGACTGACCATAGAAATTGCCGAATTCTTTATTTGCGGAATAGATAACAAACTTTGACGGCGGAAACGGATTGCCTTCACTACCAACATCGTGAAGTCTTTCGTCTTGTCCTTTTACAGAACGGAATGCGGTGTTGCGGTTTACGATGCCCAATAGATTACGGAATTCATCTGTCTTGAACTCATAATCAAATGGTGGCTTTGTTTTTAAATTCTTTAGTCCAATTTTACCTTCAAACCTACCCTGTTCGATAATCTCAAAGACTTTCTCTGTGATAGAAAACCCATAATAACGTGCCGTTAATATGTCTTTGAGTTTTGCATTGAATGTACCCTGAATACTGTCAAGTTGGTCACGAATGAAATCAGCCAGTTCCTCACTCAGCTTATTTCCTTCTAAACCGACCTTAATTTCATAGCCTGTCGATAATCTTGATTTTATTTTTGCTTCCTGACACGCTGTAACCTGTTCATCCTTGCGCATCTTATCATATTCAATCAAACCCTTTTTCTGTACCAATTCATCTGGATTTGGAAACGTATTGAATCCCCATGATAAAAAATGCGAACTCTCTGCGACGGCAAGTTCCTTTAATACATCACCTTGCTCAAGGCGTGTTTGTGTGCGGTCAAGACCTGCATGTTGGTATGGGTTAATTTTACCGTTCAATAACTTTTCTCATTCCTCACCCCGTAAAAAAACCATGAATTATAAAACTTTCATGTTGTTAGTCTCTGCCTGCCTCACCCACTGAGTACCTTCCAGCATACAATCAAATTCAAAATTGCGAGTATGTATACTACGTTCCTACAGGGAAACCAACAACTGAACGCTTTACCGTTCGTCACATGGTATACCCTCCCTTTAATAAAAATAATAAAACACGTACCGCTTTAAAAACTATCAAAATCCTCCATGCCCGTCATCATGTCTCTGTCTCTTAATTGCGGTTGGAAGTTCTCAGGATTTTCGCTTATACTTGTCATGGTTCCGATTTGCAATTTTGCTATGTTGCAATAATTTAAGGCGTGAAAGTAATGATCTTGCTCACTACCCTCTTGCCATGAATAACGAATCAAGCCCCGTGAATCTCTAATTGCTATTCTGGTCGGTGCTTGCAATTGGGAATAAAACTCACCACAAGGCTTTGCCCCTTTTTTCCCTTTTGCTTGAACTTCGTCATAGCCTCCGCCGATTGTGTGTGCTTCCATTGGCAAAAGAATATTCTGCAACCTCACACCCTCCACCATGTCATCAATCGACCACGTGCGATTTGCAACCACACGCCTTTTCTCTTTATCCTCTTTGAAAATCTCAGTAGCGTTTTCTTTGGTCGAATAGTCACACGTCCAAATTATGCCGCCTGACTTCTCGCTTATCTTGTTAGATAATTTATTTTCTGGTCTAGCATCTATAACCCCTTTTTTAATTCCGTATTTTTTAATTAGTGCGAATATCTCCACGATACTCGCATCGTCGTCGATCAAAAGTTTTTTCACAACAACGACTCTTAATTTCTTTCCCTCAACCCTTCCGACAATCACATGAAAGTATTTACCAACATCAATACCAATCACGCAACGGTCAGAAACATTGATGTGCGTATTAGATAGGTTATAGTTTGCCTTACAATTGTCAAGGGAATTCTGTGAAATATTACTACCTTCTGCGGCATAACACTCACCCAAATCATTGTTCATAAAAATCTGTTTCTCGTATTCATTATCTTTTGAATATATCCATTTTTTATATAATTCCTTAATTGATTTAGTTGGATGGCATAATGCAGGTATGTGATAACCAGAAGGATCGCTTTTTTGCTCGGCTATGTATTCACCTACTGCAAACCTGTTCATAATACCGCCACACTTGACACAATGTATTCCCACACCACCAGTTATAGGAATCCAATCACCTGTAATGTCGTCATCCTTCATCAATACATTACCAAAGAAGTTAAGTGTCTGCCATTTGCCACAATGCTCACATTTCAAGTGCCATTTCTTCTTGTCAGAGCCAACATAACGCCTGTCTATACCCACGCCTGCCAATGTTGGAGTACTGACATATATCCGATGCTTTAAGTTACTGTGGTCAAGCCTGTTCTCTGCCAATGGCAAGTTCCTACTGTCACAGAAATCTAATTCATCAATAATTAGCTGGTCGGCTGGATGTGATACCATTTCTGTTTCTGAATTGGAACCAACGAAATGCAGATATGCGTGTTTTAGCTTTTTAAGTGATAGGTTGCCTTTTTCGCCATTTTTCAACATATCAAAATAACATGTCGTAAGTAACGGGTTAATACGAGTGTCCACATAGGCATCTCTGAGTTTTTGTTTCGGTAGAACCGTAAAAGAGGTATGACCATTGAATGCGGCTTTGAACATCTTGTATATAATCCACTCAGTCAATCCGACCTGTGTTGGCTTCTTGACGATTATCTCACTACTGGGGTCTTTGTATAGGTCTATGAGAAATGCGTGTTTTTTGAAATCAAGACGATTGCCTTTGAATGTACGGTGTTTATTTACTGCAAACTCAAGCTCTGGATTTTCCTTACCAAACAACAACGCCTCTATGTCCACCCTGATTTCTTCAACTTCGACCATCAACGCCTGTAGTATTATGTCATCTTCAAGGGTGATATTCATTTGTTATTTTGGAATTGTCAAATAATCTGTATAGTTATCACGTGGGTCTGGAAGTTTATTTTCCTCACAAAATTCTTTTATAAGGTCACATATTATTGCAGAATCATTATCCGCTGACATTACGGTTTTTTCATCTCTGGTAGTCAGCCACTCACAAAAACCATATATTGCTTCGCTACCCTTTAAACAGTTGCCCATTTTCTATTCCTTTCTTATTTAGCTTTCACTGATATGGTAAAAGTATCAGGGTCAAACCCTGCCTCTGTAATAACTTTTCTCAATTCTTCACTCACGGCAACAACTCCTTATCTTGGTTAGGGGGATTTGGTATGCTAATACTTTTTTCCATGTTTGAATTGTCTCAGTGCGTTATATCTCATTTTTGCTTTTATGTGTTGCTCAAGATCAATTTCCATCTTTTCGGCAAGATCGAAAACACGCATACAAATATCCGCCAATTCATCTTCTATTGTGTCTTTTACATTTGATTTAAAAGCATCTGTAAAATCGTTATCATCAACCCATCCGTTAACACCTAAAACACTAACACCAGTCCTTCTACCATCTCTATCTGCCTCCATTGCCTCTGTTACCTCAGACACAATTAACATCAGTACCCGTGGCAAATTAAAGGTTTCCCAA